CTCCAAATAAAGCTCCCCAAACATTCTGCACTAGATTTAATGTTAATATGTTTGCCATTATTGAGAACTCCTCATAGTATTATCACCCACGGTTGGCAGATTATTTAATCTACTTCTCATATAATCATAATTCAAAACATCATTTCTTTGAATACTATTTATTTGATCCGCGGTTCCCGTGTTATGGGCATTGTTGTTATAAACAAAACTAACATTACTATTATTGTTTGAAGGAACAGATATAGCGTTGGCATCTACAATCCTAGGCATAAAAGGTATCCAACGAGTAACATCATTAAGAATATCTGCAAGCCAACCAAAATCTCCTTTTGATGATCTCCTTACAATTTGCTTGTCAGCATCCCAAGTTTTTGCCACCTCTCCTGCCAACGCCCTAGGAGCTTCTACGACAACGTTTCTAATAGCAGCAACATCTTCTTGCATTTTTTTAATATATTCATCGTCTTTCGTAGAAATATCTATAGTTTTGCCAAACTCAACCTCTTTTGAAAACTTCCCAGAAGCAATCAAGTTAGCAACAGCCATAGAACCCGTAATTTGCATAATGGCATCTCTTGCTAACCTTTTTTGATCTTCGGTTTGCAATTTTTGATAAGCCCTGTTCATACCCTCAATAATTCCGAAAGGCGTTTGCATTTCCTCTCTGGTTAGAGCCATTCCACCACGAGAAATCGTCCCGTATAATTGTTCTGCAACTTCGGGATGACCTTGCCTTAATAGGGCAAGTTGATGAGTTAATCCGCCAATAGCTTTCTTTGCTTCTTCTTCGTTGCCACCTACACTTTTGAGCGCATACCCTAAAGACTTAATGTCTTCTGCCTCAACTCCAGTAAATTGAGCTAAACGAGCATAATCAACCTCTTCCGAATATCCCTTCATAGCCATAGCAGGTAAAGAAACAAATCCCGCAATAGATAACATCTTTCTACCAATACTCTTTAATAAAGATATTCTCCGCTCTATTAGTTTTTGTTCCGCTTTTTCTTGTGCTAGTCTTTTTCTATAGGCTTTTTCTGCCAATCTTTGTTCTCTGTCCGCGAGTCTTTGTGCTTCTTTTCTTTGATTTACTTCGTGTCTAAACTTGACATCTTTCATTCGCCACATTTCTTTTGTGGCTTTGTGTTCATAAGCTAAAGTCCTTTGAGCGTCCCTCCTTCGGATACCTTCTTCTCTTACCCTAGCAGTGCGGTCTTTGCGTTCCTCTGCCCTATTAAAACGGCGTTCTCGGAACATTAAGTTGGTAGCCTTACGCTCCTCACTTACCTGCGATTTAATCTTTTGTTGCCGTTCATCATTTGCCTTGGTAACACTTACGATTTCTTCTTTGAGTTCTTTCATAACATCAAGAAGTTCTTGCAAGGCTTTTTCTGCTGCTTTATCTCCTTTAGTGGAAAACTGAAATACAAAATTATCTGCGACCGACATTTTTTCTCTTCATCTCCTCCTCTAACTTTTGATATTCTTTCCACCTATTATATAAAGGAACTATCCCTGCTTCCCATATTAACCACGCATCCTCTATTGAATAGACCGTCTGTAATTCGTGTAATGTCGCCCACTTATTACTTACGATTTGTCCGATGATGTCTGGGATATTTCTATAAGACTGTCCGCTATCCCTCTTATCACGCTGGTTAAGAAACTCCAATGGTTTCCGTTCGTAAAAAAATGCGTATTAAAGTCAAACATCTCCCTGATAAGAGCCTGCAAGGTCATAAAATCCCCTACGTGGTTATCTATTAAATCACGAGTTGTAAGCTCAATCTTAACATCATCGCCTAAAATGACAGAAACATAAGCAAACATTTCAATTAACAGTTTTTCACTTATCATATAATTGCCGACTTTTGTGGCACTTAATGTTAAAGTTGACGGATATTGCGTAACAAACCTCATACCGTCCATAGCCGACCATTGGCGTATCTCAAACTTTCCAATCGTCCCATCTAATCTCGTTATCTCTATAATTTTAGGCTTTTGCATTTTAGTTCTCCTCTAATTCAATAATCTTGCAAAAACAAATTGGTAATGCTGGGTTTTAATCCTGCCGTTGGTGGATATACTTTGCAAGGGACTACCTACGTTTATATGCCCGCCAATAGCAACCTTCTTATCCCCGTTAGCATAAGTGGCGATCATCGTGATTAAATCACTTCCCGAGGATTTTCCTGCCGCCTTGTAATTAGAGTTAAATAATGTCCTGCAATTCTGCTCACCAGAAGTTCCGCAAATCAAGTTTAAGTCCACAACAAACGGCGAAGGCTTGTTCCAAAATACCAGCTCATTGTTCAAATCATTTTGATAATGCCCAATCGTAACATCAGGCAAGTCAAAAGGATCTGTATCATCAGCAAACTCGTTTATTTCAAAGCCAAGAGGGAAAGTATATAAGGATTGAACGAACAGCTTAAAGCCGCAACCAGTAATATCTAATATACTGCCTGTCTTATAATTAGCCCAAATACCGTCCAAAACCGACATACTTCCCCCTCACGCTTAACCAGCGTTAGCAAAAACAAACGTAAACGTACGAGTTTTGAACCTACCATTTTGAGCAACCCCTGCCAAAGGCGCACCAGAAACGATAATGCCATTTGTCAAGGTATGCTTTGTCCCGTCAGGATAGTTTGCCGTAATGGTAATTATATCACCAGCGGGTTGATGGTCTTTAGTCCTACGATTGGCGTTATAAAGAGCCGTGAGGTTCTTATCTTCGTCCAAAGTAGGAACTATGTTAAAGGTAACAGGAAGAGCTACCGCCTTGTTCCAAGTTACCAGAGTTCCGTTTAGAGCAATTCCATATTCGGCGATGTCTGCATCAGGGAAATCAAACGGGTCTGTATCATCAGCCAACTCGGTAATGTCAAATCCGTTAGGGAAGGTTTCGCTCGCAACGACACGGTAAGTAATACCTGTCGCAGTAATCGGTGCTATATAATTATTTGCCATATCCAAATCTCCTCATAAATTAAATCATAATGTCCGAACCAGTTACCTTAATGATAGCATCACCTTTGGAATACAGCAGGATATAATTCCATTTGTATCGGTTTGTATCAAAAATCTCAACGCCCGAAATCAAAATGTAGCCATTGTTCTGCAATTCTCTCCACGAATCCTCTTCTCCCGTTTGCTCATCAATATAGGCTTTTTGGGTGTTGTTAAGCGGTTTAGCAGTGGAAATAATGCCATTGGCTTTTGCCGCTTCCAATTCGGGAATAACTACCGAGCGGAACATAGCATCACCTCTTTCGGAAGCAGGAACATTTCCTACACCAAGCAAAAGGTTCAAACAAGCGGTAGTAATCACATCTTTAAGGTATATTTCGCCATAGACCACATTTAATTGCGTTCCCGCCATATCAAATCCGTCTTGGTAGAAAGATACTAGCTTGCCCGCCTTTTGTGTTTGTCCCATATAGTTAATGCGAAGAGGGTCTAAAACATCAGCTTTGGCGTCCGTAGTAACCGAGGGTTCAATGTCACTAAATTGTGTGAACATATAGTTCATAACACCATTAACTCGTTCATACGGAGTTGCTGCCCCGATAATCGCAGGAATTAACTCTGCATAGCTAGCTTGGTTATCATAAGTCAAAGCAACACAGTTCTTATCGGCAAGGGAAGCCGACAAAGATACATAGTCACTATCTTCACAACCAACCACATAAACATAGCTATAATTTTGGTTTTTAGCCCAAGTTGCGGCTTCAACAATCTCATCGCTAGTAAGAGTTTCCTTAAAAGTAAAGGAAGCATAATTATTAGAGATGTTACTCGTCCTATCTAACGCAGCGGTAATCGTTTCAAGGTTTGCGCCATTTGATACAATAGGAGAACTCGCTATGTCCCAACCGACCAATCCCGAAATATCGGTGCCAGCCGTTGGTGCTGTTGCTGTTGAAATGACCGCCGCTCCAGCCACACCACCTGTCAGTTCAAAGCCATAATTGGCAACAAAAGAAACGGTTGCCGCTGTCCATATAGCCCCACCAGAAGTGTTCCCTCTTACTGCGGTTTGAATAATTCCCGCCACATCTGTCAGAGAAGTTGCTGCAGAAAAATCCAATCCCGTTATTTCATACGATGCTCCATCCATATTAACGGTCATACCACCATCGGTGATACTCGTAAATGCAGAGAGCGAGGGAACTGCTATTGTCGGTATAATTGTCGGTTCAATAGCGGTAGGTGCATATCTTGCAAAAGAAATCTTGGTTGCGGTAGTAATCTTTTTAGATACCCAACCAAAGTATTTACTCGCCATTTTATATTCCGTGGATAAAGTTCCAAAATACCCTCCAACGGCTTTAAGTGCTTTGGCGGCATCACCCGAAAACTCCAACACCTTATCAAAGGGGGCTAAAGGATTAGTCGTCAAAATGCGTAATATCATATCCTTACGGGCAACAGTGGCTTCGCCGCCAACGCCCGACACGATAGATACATATTTACTCATTGAAATTGCCATATCTTATCTTCCTTTCTTAAATAGGTTCTTCTTCTCCATCAACTTCCGTAATTTTTCCTATTGTGTGATCATAAGATTGCACAACAGGCAAAACTATATCAAAAGATGGACTTTTCTCGTACTGGTCAGAGTCGCTTATAAAAAACGGCTCTGGATTTGCTTTAGGCTTAATTACACTATAACCTAAAGTTGAACAGGCTTTTCTCCCCGCTGGGCTTTGAAAATAGGACATCAATCCCCTTATTGCGTCTTCACTTGTGCTTATTTCAGGCGTTTGCTGTATTCCTGCCCTTCTTTTAAGACCGCGGATATTGAACTTTATGTCTTGAATGAAGCAACTCTTTTGGTTAAAGTTATCTTCTACTTCATCATATTCCTCTTTAGGATACTGGAAGCCAAATTGGTTGCTGGAAATCCTGTCAATAAGGACTATGGGATTTGTGGAGTTTACATTTACTACTTGATTGGCTCTTTTTACAGTAAAACCAGTTATCCCCGCCCATTCCAATCCTTGGGTGCAAAGGGTTACCAAATCGCCATAAACGCTATTTTCATTCTTGTACGACATAATCCTTCACCTTCACAAAAATAGCACCGCTCCAACCGTCATAAGCACGCCAATTATTGCTTTTAACGGCGTTCCAGTAATTTCCTTGATAAATTATCCTATCTGGGGTCTCTTGCTCGTCTGTGCCTTTAATATCACGGGAAGCATAAACCCATTTATACTTCTTTTGCATATCAAGACCTAATTTAGCATACATTTCGGTCTTAATTTCTTGAACAGAAGCCTCAATATCCTCTGCCGTGGTGTAAACAGGCACATCTTCACCCGCTACAACCTCATTTTTTACCCATTTTTGGAACTTTATCTTTTCAAAAGGGATAATTCTATGCGCAACATTAAGCAAATTACTGCGAAGGAGCATCGGTTATCCTACCTTCCACTGATTTATAAAGCCCACCAGTGGCTATAAACGGATTCTCACTCGTAATCCCTGCCTTTTTTCTTGCTTTTTCTGTATTTTTAGCTAAAGGAGCAAAAGCAGATGCTTCGTGCATACTCTCTCTTATGCTATGCACTACTTCAACAGATAATTTTTTCCATATATCCTCTAAATTAAACTTCCCTTTTTGCTTTTTTAGCTCGTTTGCAACAAAGGATACCCATTCTTGACTATGCTTTTCTTTAGTATAACCCATAAAATCACGAGAAGGAACCCTATCATTAGGAGAACCTTCGGCTATTTCTCGGGCGACAACACTTGAAGGGCTTTCTAAACCACTGTCGTAGTCCCTTATTTTAACATCCTCAAAAAAGCCTACTTGTAAAACCGTCATTGAAACACCCTATAAGGATAACCGTTACCAACAATAGCAGGAACAGAACCCTTTACTGCAAGTAAAGCTCTTAATTCTCTGCCATAACCCGATAAACCCAGCCATTCATTAAATGCGTTAGAGCTGGAAGGTGCTTCCATAGTTACCGACACATTATCTATCGTAGCGTGTGTCGTAAAGCCCATTTGTCCGCCATTAGACCGTGCATCTTTTAGCAAATCTCTTATGGTCAGAAGATGTGCGGTCATTAGGTAAATTGCATATTTGCGGCTTGCGTCTTTAAGCCTGCCATAATTCCTGTTGGAAATGTAATACTGTGCGCGCTCCAAGTAAGCGGTAACAGTAACTTGCGGGTATAAAAGGGTGTCCGCAAACTCGGGGAATGCTTCAACAAACTCGCTATATGTTACTGTTACCGTATCACTCATTATTTTTTACCTCTTTTCTTCTTATAGACTTTGACGTCTTCTTTCTCTTCTGCCTCAACCCCCATTTTAGCAGGAGTAAGAGGAGCAGAAGCA